AAGCGTTTCGAAAAAGTCGAAAAAACTCGTTCCTCGTAAACCTAACGAGAACCAAAAACGGACGCGGTACTCTAAATCGAATTTAGCGTACATTTATAAGAATAAAACCGAACTCGAAGTTCTCGAAAATAATAAACGGTTCATGAAAGATCTTAAACGGTACTATAAAAGTATAAACGATTTAGTTAAGGATCTAACGGTCGTATAATGAATTATATCTTTTCATGACCTCATCCAATTTGAAATTTTCATAATTCATATCCGGGCTGATTTAAATCTAAACAGTGTACGTTCTTAAAAACGTCCGGTGTCATATTTTTCAATTCCCAATATACATCTAACATAAATTCACCGACGTGCTCGGTTTCGATTGTGTTTCCGACCATTATAGGTTTAAAATCTCTAATTATATCAGTTGGGTATTTTTTAGATGCGAAAATATTAGTATAAATATAATCGTCTCTCATTTTTTCTATAGGTATTAAACCATTTGGTAAGACGTAAAAAAAGTTCCAATCGGGGTAACATTTTAAACATATCGTCTATATCTAAATCATTATTTACCCTATAAAAATTATCGTATTCGAACTGAATCATATCAACGGGTATATCTTTTAGACCCTTCAAAACTGCTAAATCGTGTCCATCCGTGTCAATTTTCAAAAAGTTTATACTCGAAATGTCATTTTTTTTTACAATAATCATAAAGTGTATTATCTGTATCATTTAATCCATATTTATTAACGGTGACGTTTTCGGAATCATAATTAACTTCCTTCTTATACATTGTATACTCGTTTGTGTTTTCCCAACTCTTACCAGATGGTTTAAAAACAGGGTCAAATAAGTGTAAAGACATATCTTCATTTATTTCACTTGGAAACGTAAATTCTTATCGGCTGTATAATACGTTTTCCCCTTAACAACAAAACTGTGTACGCGCGCATACGCCCACGCTTGTGGACTCGCACCTGGTCGGTGTCCCGTTCGCCACGCGGCTAACCCACGGTCGTACACCGTTTTTAAAGTTTTTAAAGGTATACCTGTCACTTTGGATATATCTTTCAGTTTCGTTATACCAGGGTATTTTTTACGAAACTTTGCTGTGTAGCTAGACGTTTTAGTAACCGCTTTCTTATCGGTTTTAAAAGGTCTATAATCTCTTTTTAACATCTTTTTATATCTATCTTCAACTTGTTTCAGGGAAGAAAGCCCCCTGAAATATTTAAGAGGTGCGTATATTTGACCCCGAGTTTTACGTACCTGTGTAATCTTTTTACGAATATCACTATCCGTTAACATCTTAAAGATTGTGATCGTAGTTACAATAAATGGAGAAAAAAGTACTCGATCATGGTTTTGTTAGACTCGTGGATTACATGCCGAGGGAAAATCTTGATACGTCTATTGTTCAAGCCGCTCGGGTTTCTTACGGAGAAGGTACGACGACATCGAGAGGTGATGCGGGTCTTATTAGATATTTAATGCGTCATTGGCACAACACACCATTTGAAATGGTTGAATTCAAGTTTCATATCAAAATGCCTATATATATTGCTCGTCAACACATGCGTCATAGAATGGCAAGTGTGAATGAATATTCAGCTCGATATTCCATAGTTCCAGAACAATATTATAAACCCGAAGTTTTACGTGGTCAGTCAAAAGTAAACCACCAGGGTTCGGAAGGTGAAATTGATATTAACGCCGATCGTGAAAATGCGTTAAATAAACACTTTGATAATTCGTATGAAATATACAAATACCTACTCGATGACGGCGTGTGTAGAGAACAGGCAAGAGGTACACTTACCCAATCGACATATACCGAATTTTATTGGAAAATAGATTTACATAATCTCATGCATTACCTTCGTCTCAGAATGGAACTCGGTGCACAAAAAGAAATTAGGGAGTATGCCGAAGCTATTTATGAACTTGTACAACCACTGGTACCGATTACCATGAAAGCATTTATGGATTTTAGAATGAATGCAATCCAGTTATCAGGACCGGAAATTGAAGCTATCGCAAATGGTACACCAATTGAATCTGTAGGTGAACGTCGAGAATTTGAACAAAAGTTACGACTGTTGGGTCTCGATAAAAAATGTTAGTAGTATATAAGTAATATAATGTTTTCACTTTCGAATGTAACAACGACGTTTGCTTCCACACAAAAGAAATTTAAGAAGTTTGGTAAAAAACTTCGTAAACAAAGAGATGGAGAAGTTGACGGTATAAAAGAAAAAATAAATGACATCGCTAAAGATGAAATTGAAAGAACTAAAAGTTTATTTGAAAAACATAAAGATTTTTTCAAAGATAATAAAACCCCTGTCACACCTGCGTCAGAAACGACCGCTATTGATTTTTACGAAAAGCCCTAAATGCTAAATCTAGACTTAACAATGTTAATAATATAGACACATCTTTGTAATTTTCCAACAAGTTACCTGCAAAAACAGCCAATAAAACACTGTATTGTACGTACCTCATTTCTCGCCGCGTTTTTTTCCATAGATCGTCTCATAGATGCGCGTGATTTTTCCATACTCAGAAGAGCTGTACTTATATTTTTTACACGGTTTGGCATTTCAGTCGCCGTTGAAAATATACTTCCTATATCTATAGCATCAGAAACCTGTTCCCTAAGTATAGGTTCGAGATATTCTATATACGTAAAATCTGGATCAAGTTTTACACACGTTCCTTCAATCGTTGAAAACGTTTTTGCAAGGTATACAAAAGCCGTTGGTATAATAAATGGTTTCTCTTGTGCTAGTTTTAGAAGGTTTTCATCGTTTAGTATCTCATTTTTTATGTTTTTTCCATCGAGTGTTTCTAAATAGTTAAGTGTTGTTTTAAAAAAGAGCTCTATATCACTCGTATCCGATGTTGTTGGTAAAATTACTTCTAACCGTATAAGAACATCAACAATACCTTTTGTATCCCTATTTATTATATGTATAAATAGTTCATTAAATCCTTGTCGCATTTCATCTGAAATCTCTATAACCAAACCAAAATCATAAAAAACAAGTTTACCATCATTCGAAAACCCCAAATTACCTGGATGTGGATCTGCGTGGAAAAATCCTTTATCCATTGTCTGTATCACATAAGAATTTATCAGTGCTTCACATACTTTTTTTCGATTAACTTTTGAGTCGGATATATCGTATAGTTTTTCTGAAGGAACATATTCCATAACTATCATATCAGGTGTACACAAGTGTTCGTGTACTTTAGGTATTTTCATCCAATCTATTTTTTTGAGAGATTTTCTAAATTTTTTCGCGTTTTTTGTTTCCTGTTCATAATCAGTTTCAGCCAATAAATAATCAATAGATTCATCGAGAACATACCCCGTGTTTGTACCTGTGTCTATACCAACGTTTTCTAAGAATGTAACGATTTGTTTAATATTATCAGTATCACTTTTCATTATTTCGTATATTTTAGGTCGTCTAAGTTTAACAACAACTTCTTTACCATTTTGTAAAGTTGCTTTATGAACTTGTCCTATACTTGCAGACTTGAATGGTTCGTGATCAAAATATGAAAATGTACCCGAATTTACGTGTGTTTCAATCATGTTTACAATCGTGTCTCTATCTATTGGTGGTACATCATCCTGTAAAGATTCTAATTCTCTCGTAAATTCTAAAGGATATAAATCAACGCGTGAAGATGCGATCTGTCCCAATTTTATAAACGTAGGACCGAGTTCAATAATCTGTTCCCTCGTCCATGCACCAAACTTTACCTGATCTTTTTGAAATTGTTTCCGTATCAAAAATTCACCAGCAAACTTCCACGTCCTAGTTTTATGTTTTGATGGTGGCTTTATTAAAATAGGTTTTAATGCACATAGTGCCATCTTACATTATACTATGAAAATTTTTTCAAATAATATTTGTGTGTATATATAAATGCGAGTTCATGTAATAGGTGCCGGACCAACCGGTATGTCAGTCGCATGGGAAATACTCAGATCAACAGACCATGAGGTTACAATATATGATCGTAAAGAATCTGCAGGTGGGTCATGGTGGGAACCATCTGGGGGTAAACGAGATTTACACGCACATAGAATTGTTTTTGATAATGCATTCGTAAACACGAATAGTTTATTTGAAGAAATGGGTATTGAATGGGATGATATGTTTCAGCCAGTTAATACCGATGTATATAAAACAGTATTTAAAAAATCTTAAACCGGTAGATTATTTAACTTTAGCGTCACTCGCGGTACGTGTTTTGGCACAACCTGCAAAGTACAAGCGTATAAGTCTCAAAGATGCACTCGGTGAACTTTCCGAATCAGGTGAAAAATTACTCAAGGCTTTACCTTTAATAATGGACGGAGTTGTTTGGCAAACCATGTCAGCATTTGAATTTGTAAAGAGTTTTGATCACGTGGGTCTATCTAAACAATATGTTCAAAAGGTTTCGGGTAAAATTATGTCTGACAAAATGCAAAAGGCACTCGTAGATAAGGGTGCTACATTTATGTTTGGTCGAGATCTTGAAAAATTATATTATAAAAAAGATGGATATGAAGCTACTTTTACAAACAAAACAAAAATAAAAGATGATATGCTTGTTTTATGTATAGATAATAGTAAAGCTTTACAACTCGTAGGTGAAAATTGGGGTAAAGACGCACTTAAAAAAATTGGACCGAGTACGTACGGATGTATTAATATTTTATTAGATTATGATGAACCAATTCGTTTACCTAAAACTGATTTAGAATATACTATGGAAACCGAGTTTAATTTACAACCCGTAGTCCTTAGTGACGAAAAAACAGTTTCGTGTGTTATATGTAATCTCAATGAAAAAGTTTTATCGACCGACCCAGAAACCCTTAAAAGTGAAGTTATTAAACAATTATGTGTACCAAAACCAGTAGGTATTCGTATAGGGTGGGGTTCATATTGGAAAGATGGAAAATGGTCGTTTGAACAATCATCAGGGGTTTTGAGTTTATACGGACAAGTTCCATTTTACGGAGAATCTTCTAAAGTTGCTTTATGTGGTATGATGTCTGAAAGAAAAACACCCTATTCGAGTATAGAAGCCGCTATAGAAGTAGGAAGATCATTTTGTCACGAAACATTCGAAACGAGAAGACCATTACAACCAGTTTTAATTACACACGTTTTATTCATACTTATAGTTTTGTTTCTTATTATAATATATACACGAAAAGAATGATTCTACCTGTAACTTCAACTGTTTATGAACCAATGTATGATTACAATGAAAAAAAATATATTAGAATATCCTTACCCGATAAAGTAAGAGACTATATCAGAGAATTACACGAACATAAAATGGGTGTTGTTTTATTTCCCCAAAAACTAGACGACCCACTCGAAGGTAACGTTTTAAAAGTAAAAGTTCCGTTTAGATATCGACGAGTCATGTGTAATGTTGATGGAGATACACCCGTTCAATCACTTAAAAAAGGTGATACGGTTCTCACTGAAATTCAATTTAACGGTGTTTGGAATGCTCATGATCATAGTGGGTATTCGTGGATATTGAAGTATATAAAGTATAAAAACTAAGAATAAGAAATGAGTCTTACACGCTCGGGATATCTCACAGGTGAGACACCGGAAATAAAGAAAGAACTCACGGTACGTGCCGTTGTAAATACAGAGTTCGGATTTCCGCCGCCTCCCTTTAAGGTATTCAGAAAAACAAAAACAGGTATATGCGTTCCTCGATTTTACGGTGAAGAAAAGTTTGGTGAAGCAAAAGAAGATCGTCGTCCTAAGCCAGTTAAAATATCTTGTAAATTTAATGGAAAACTCCGTGATGAAACACATCAAAATGATGCTTTGGCGGCAGCAATTAAATCTGGGCACGGCGTTCTCTCACTTCCTTGTGGCTTTGGGAAAACGACAGTATCCTTGGCCATAGCATGTAAACTCGGGTACCGAACCATGATTGTCGTACATAAGGAGTTTTTCGCGAATCAGTGGAAAGAACGTATCCAGCAGTTTTGCCCCGGTGCCACTATAGGTGTAGTACAGCAGAACAAATTAGAAACCGAGTGTGATTTTGTCATTGCTATGCTCCAATCACTTTCTTTAAAAGAGTATTCGTTTAATGATTTCGATACTATTGGTACACTCATCGTCGACGAAGCGCATCATATATGTGCAAAGGTATTTTCACAATCTCTTTTTAAAATATGTCCTAAACACATTTTTGGACTCTCGGCAACACCGACCCGTAAAGATGGACTTACTAAAGTTTTACATTGGTTCATGGGACCAACCTTTTTTGCAATTGAACGTGAAAATCAGGAACAGGTCGAAGTGTTTCCAATTGAATATAGATGTCCACGTTTTCAAGATCCACCACCGTGTACACGATTCGGTAAACTTTCATTAGCGACCATGATTACCGAACTTACAGAAGATCGTGAACGAAACATCGTTATAGCAAAACTTATAAAAAATATTATTAAGGGGACGCGTCAAGTTCTCGTATTAAGTGATCGTCGACATCATTGTGAAGTACTCCACCAAAGTTTCAAGAAAACGTCGGGACTCTATATGGGTGGTATGAAAGAAGTTGATTTAGCTGAATCAAGTAAAAAACAAATCATATTTGCGACGTTTAGTCAAGCACATGAAGGTCTCGATATACCTTCACTCGATACGGTTATACTTGCGACCCCTAAGTCCGATATTGTACAATCGATTGGACGGATTATGCGTGAAACGCATGGTAAAAAGAATAATCCACACATTTACGATATGTTCGACCAGTGGTCTATATGTCATGCCATGTATAATAAACGTCTCAAAGTGTATCGACAAGGTGGATTTCAAAATACCAAAACAGAAACCGGAAGAACCTACCGATTTCACTAAAGGGAAATGCCTCATTTTACCATGAAAATAATCATTCGTATTTATAAGAATGACTGGTTGTAATACAGGTCGTAATATACAAAAGTACAGAGGTGGAGGTGGAGGTGGAACTGCATCCACACTCCAGGAAGCTTTAGAAAATAGTAACGTAGCTACCATAGATATAAATCTCATATCCGGTGCCAAATTTAGGGGCGATGGGAGTGCTTTAACAGGTATATCAGGTTCGGGGGGAGCAGTTGGAAATCTACAACAAGTTACGAGTCAAGATAACCAAACAACAAATTCAATCATTATTACAAATGCGGGAACCTCTTTAATAACTTCAGGTGCCATAATATCATCGGGAAATATAACTGCACCTTCTTTTATAGGATCCGGTACATCACTCACGGGTATTGCTTTAGCCATTGATACATCAAGTAACGCAGCTCGGGTTAGTGTTTTGGAAACAGACTTGACGAGTAATGTATCGAGAGTAAGCGGATTAGAAACAGATTTGGTGAGTAATTCAACAAGAATATCGACTTTAAGTACAGACTTATCGAGTAATGCGTCTCGAGTTGGTGTTTTAGAAACAGGTTTGGTGAGTAATGAAACTGATTTGACAAGTAATGCGTCTCGAATTGGTGTTTTAGAAACAGATTTATTTAATAATTCAACGAGAATAGCGACTATAAGTACAGACTTAGCGAGTAATTCGGCGAGAATAGCGACTGTAAGTACGGATTTGGTAAGTAATTCAGCGAGAATAGGTACTGTAAGTACGGATTTGGCAAGTAATTCAGCGAGAATAGGTACTGTAAGTACGGACTTGGCAAGTAATTCGACGAGAATAAGTACTGTGAGTACGGACTTGGCAGATAATTCGACGAGAATAAGTACTGTGAGTACAGATTTAGCAGATAATTCGACGAGAATAAGTACTGTGAGTACAGACTTGGCAGATAATTCGACGAGAATAAGTACTGTGAGTACAAACTTGGCAGATAACTCGACGAGAATAAGTACTGTGAGTACAGGCTTAGCGAGTAATTCGACGAGAATTAATAACTTGCAAAATTCAACTATAATAAGTAATAGTTCAGGTATAACAAATGCATTTGAAATGGGTGATCTGATATATGCATCGGGGCAAAATACACTTTCAAATTTAAGTATAGGTTCTACTAATGAAGTACTTACAGTTTCTGGTGGCATTCCAGTGTGGTCTAGTCCCGGTACAAGTTATTGGACAAAAAATGGTGCAAATATATACCGTAATACGGGTAATATTGGTATAAATACAAATAATCCACAATATAAGCTAGATGTTAATGGTACAGTAAATGCAACTTCATTCCGAGGTGATGGTGCGACGCTTTCAAATGTAGCCTTAAGTACAGACTTAGCGAGTAATTCGACGAGAATAGCGACTGTAAGTACAGACTTAGCAAGTAATTCGACGAGAATAGAGACTGTGAGTATAGACTTAGCGAGTAATTCGACGAGAATAGCGACTATAAGTACAGACTTAGCGAGTAATTCGACGAGAATAGCGACTGTAAGTACGGACTTAGCGAGTAATTCGACAAGAATAGAGACTGTAAGTACGGACTTAGCGAGTAATGTATTACGAATTGGTACTTTAGAATCAGAAGTTCAACCCGTAAATAGAGGTGGTACTAATATAACATCGTATGGCACTGGAGATATGTTATATGCGAGCGCTCCGTCAGCTTTGTCAAAACTCACACCTTCGACGGCTGGATTTTTTCTACAAACAAATGGTACTGGTAATGCACCTACATGGGAAAATGTTGCCAATATAGGTTCGTCAACACCTGCAAATTTATACACGGATGATTATATAACCGGTGGTCCATGGAGTGGTTTAACTGATGCAAATATTAGAGTTTTAGGAAATGTTTCAAATTTATCTAACCAACTCGTGGCACGTGATGATAAGGGTGATATATTTGTTTCGAATGTAAATGCAGTAAGAATATATGGGGATGGCACATTTCTCACGGGTGTCGCTTTAAGTACAGATTTGGCAGATAATTCTACAAGAATAAATACTGTGAGTACAGATTTGGCAGATAATTCTACAAGAATAAATACTGTGAGTACAGATTTAGCAGATAATTCTACAAGAATAACCACTGTGAGTACAGATTTAGCAGATAATTCTACAAGAATAAATACTGTGAGTACAGATTTGGCAGATAATTCTACAAGAATAAATACTGTGAGTACAGATTTAGCAGATAATTCTACAAGAATAACCACTGTGAGTACAGATTTAGCAGATAATTCTACAAGAATAACTACTGTGAGTACAGACTTGGCAGATAATTCTACAAGAATAAATACTGTGAGTACAGACTTGACAGATAATGCATCAAGAATAACAACAGTTGAAAATAATGTTCTTATAAGTAATAGTTCGGGTATAACAAATGCATTTGAAACGGGTGATTTGATATATGCATCGGGTCAAAATACACTTTCAAATTTAAGTATAGGTTCTACTAGTCAGGTACTTACAGTTTCTGGTGGCATTCCAGTGTGGGCTGCTCCGAGTGGAGGAGGAGGTGGAGGAGGAGGTGGAGGTTACTGGACACAACCAAGTGGTACTACGATTATACATTACAATACTGGTAATGTTGGTATTGGAACTACAAACCCGGCTTATACATTGGATGTTGACGGTGATATTAACATGTCTACTGGTAGTAGTTTAAGAATTAATGGAGTTGCACAATCGTTTGGTGGTGGAGGTTCGAGTGTTTGGTCAACGTCAGGGTCGGACGTTTATAGAAGCTCGGGTAATGTTGGTATTGGAACTACAAACCCAGTATACCCATTAGATGTTGTTGGTACAGTAAATGCAACTTCATTTAGGGGTAGTGGTACTAATTTAACAGATGTAACTGCATCATCAATTACAAGTGAAGCATCTCGAACTATATCGATTTCCAAAATTAGTGTATTACCTGCAACGTGGAAAAGAACATAAATAAAATATCCATAATTCATAAGTATGAGCAATAACAACTCCTCTGCATTACCAACATCATCAAAATTATCAAGAGGTATAAAAGGTACTGTTCAGAGAATTTTTGTAGGTGAAAGTAATAATAATCAGGTTATCGTATATAAGTATAACATAATAACCCAAAAGTGGTACAAAGAGTATACCATAAGTTCACCTGATCCATCCATATTAAAATTTGGATTTTCTTTAGCTGGAACAGATGATGCTTCTATAGTAGCTGTAGGAGCTCCGGGTATTACAGAAGGTCGAGTGTATATATATGAAAAGGATAGTACGGGAAGTGGATGGTCACAAAGAGGTACTACCATTACACACCCAATGCTTAATTTTAGTGGTACTGGATCTGATGGTTTTGGACATTCTGTTGCATTATCACAATATGATGGTAATATTCTCGTTATAGGGGCACCTTTTTATAACGAACAAACACCCGCTTTTGCAACATCTAATGATTATCCAGTTTGTGAAGGGCGCGCTTTTATATTTAAATATGTGGGTGGGACTTCGGGATGGGCTGGATCTGCATACTCTTTTTTCGGGGGGACTGTTAGTTCACCTTCGGGTTTTTTAAATACTAGTTTTCCCGCTTCGTGGAGAGACTTTTATTTTGGGTGGTCTCTAGATATATCAGATGTAGGTAATATGATAATTGTTGGTTGTCCATCTATTAGAAAATTAGATGATATAGCTAAAAATCATCAGGAAACAGGTGATTTATTCTTTGACACATCAGTATACGATGAATATTACAACTCTGTTGAAGTATCTGATCTCGAAACAAATTGGGGACATACTGGTAACGCGCACGTGTATCATAATCATACTGTTTTATCTGGTGGTAGCACATGGACCAGTAATGTAAATGTTACGGAAGTTATAGGCGTAACTTCAATAGGTGGTATAACAGTAGATACACAACCAGAAAAGATTCGACCTTTTGAAGCTGTTGGTACATCTGTAGGTATAAATAGAGCTGGTACCCGTATATTTGCAACAGCACCTTACAGTTACGGTACTTCAAATGCGTCACCACAAATATTTTCTGGACGAATCTATACACTTGAATGGAATACTGTAACAGGTACATGGGATGAAATGGGTAGAATTAATAAACATATTAATGGCGGTATTAATTTTAGATTACTCGGATTTTCAGCAGATTTTGACGGTTCGGGTAATAGAATTGTTGCAGGTGCACCGGAATGGGTATCAATAAATAGAAAACTTAGGGGTCAAGTCGAAACATTCGATTGGAATGGTGAAGCGTGGGTAAGTTACCCTACCAGCTCCGTCGGTGTTGATGTAATTACAGATGAAACGTTTTACTTTTATCAAAACATGCGTTTTGGTGATTCTGTATCCGTTGATGGAGAAGGTGAAATGATTGCTATAGGTATTGGTGATAAGAACTTATACTACAGTGGTGCTAGTACTAATTTACCACGACCTTCACAGTTGAGTGTTCACGGAATCACATATATAGGTGGTGCGACTACAACTGTAGCTGGAAGCGATTCGCATATTCTTACAGGTTCATCTAATATTTGGGTATATAATAACCCACAATCTATGATAGTTTCAGGTAACATGACTGTAAGTGGTTGTATGCAGACATCTGGTATTGCTGTGGGATCAAACGATGATACCGATACGTCTAGAAAAACTATATTTTTTGGTGGTACAAAAGCTGATAACGCATACGATTATACTGTTATAGAAAATCGCGTTTACGAATCTGCGGAAAAATCGGAACTACTCATATTTAAAGGTGATAACAACGCCGACTTCAACGGGGGAGGAATATATGGACCCGATAGAATACGATTAAAAAGTGGTCAAATATGTTTTGATTTAAATACGGGGTATGAAAGAGATGGAGAAGATATACGTTTCACCATGAATAAAAATAAACTTCAAGGTGGACAATTTGGTGTAAATACAGCTTCACCGACGGAAGCCGTAGATGTATATGGTAAAATTAAGTCTTCACAAGGGTTTATAGGACGCGGTGAAGAATTAATAGGTCTAGATTTACACGATAGTCTAATTAGAGTCAATAACAATACAGGTATAGCCGGTTCATCTTATAACGATCTCACATTGGGAGAAATGAGTATGGTTTCATCCTCGACTACGTACCCAACAGTGAATTTAACAAGTAATACGAATCAAGGATATACGGTACTCAGCTCATTTGATGTTACTGATGCTTGGAAAGCATTTGATGGTTCGGCTACTAGTTCTTGGATGCTTGATACTGGATCTACAGATGGATCTCAAGGTACCCCTCTTTATACGAGGTTTGGTCCAGAAATCGGTTACTATTTTGGTAGTACAGAAAGGTTTCCTGGGTACCCGGGTGAATGGATTGAAATTCAAATGGCTTCATCCGTCCCTAAACTTTTACTCACGGAAGTATTAATAAATATACGGCAAACTGAAGGACATTACCCACTTAATTTACATGTATTTGGAAGTGATAATGGTACAGATTATTATCATATACACACCGAAATAAAACCATGGTCGTTTACTGCATCTTACAATACAGACGTTTCTGCATTTACAAGGACCCCTTCAGTTAATGATAAACCGTATAATAAGTTTGTTCTCATATGTAGTAGAGTAAAAGTCCCAGTTGGTGGAGTTGAATGGGCTAACATACGTTTAAAGGGTAGTACTTTATCAGCATTTACATCTAAATTAAAACTCGATAAAGCTGGTAAAATTGGTATAGTAAATACAAACCCAGCATACCCATTAGATGTTACGGGTGATATTAACTTAACGGGTGCTTTAAGAATTGGTGGAGTCGCACAATCGTTTGGGGGTGGTGGTGGAGGAGGTTACTGGACACAGCCAAGTAGTACTACGCTTATACATTACAATACTGGTAATGTTGGTATTGGAACTACGAACCCAGCGTACCCATTAGATGTTAATGGTACAGTAAATGCAACTTCATTCCGAGGTGATGGTACAAATTTGACAAATGTTACAGCAGGAAGTATAACAGCCGAAGCATCCAGTACTATATCTATTTCAACAATTCAAGTTCAAGGTGGAAGATGGGACGTCAGATAAGTATAAAATTAATATAACTAAACTGTAGTGTAATGTCTTTATTTAATTCAGTTTCTAGTAATAATACAAATAATACAACAGTCACTGACGCTGAATATAGTGCATCAGTTCGTAGTAGTAAAATATCAAACAGTTGGATACCTACTGAATCTAAATTGTCACGAGGTAAAAAGGGTCAAATTCAGAGAATATTTGCAGGTGAACCACTAAATAATTTGTGTAACGTATACACTTATAACGAAACAACAAAACTTTGGTACCATGAAAATACAATTCAAGGTGATCCAAACCGTAATGGACCGGTACTGTATCCCCCAACTTCACTTAGTAGCAACACAAGCACCATTGGTGGTATAACTTATACGACTACTAATTCTGTGTCCACCCCGCAGACCGGCAGCAACGGCTATTTTACTGACTCAAATAATATAGATTCGTATAAAGCGTTTGGTCCAGTTAATATAGAATCTTGGAAAAGTGAAACCGGGAATCCGATACAAAGTTATCCGCAATATAACAACGGCGGCTTTGGTTTACCCCCGGGATGGGTTGATGGTGCATTTAATGGTTATCAAGGTGTAGGAGGTGTAAGCGGTGAATGGATAAAAATACAGTTATCAACTGCAATTCAACCTAGTAATTTTAGGCTACAAAAGAATGGAATTTATAATAATGAACCTGCTACCATGACTATATTAGGGAGTAATGACGATACTAACTGGACGAATTTAGGTAATTTTACAAATTCGACAGCGCCTTTACCAGCGCTAGAAGATTGGATCGATACTCTTACAATAAGTAACACGTATACATATTTTGCGTTTGTATTTACATCAAGACGAACCACTAACTGGACCTCAGGTGGCGTCTACCCAAATACGTTTCGTGATCCGGAATATATAGAAATATACTCGTTATGTTTATTTAATAGCTATCCAAGTGAAGATTTTGGTAGATCCCTCGACGGAACGGATAATGCAGATATGGTAGCTATAGGTGCACCCGGAACATGGTTTGGCTCTGTAAGTAATATAACAGGTTATGCTCGTGTATTTACTAAAGATAGTTCAGGTAACGGATGGACACAGAGAGGTTCTCAAGTATCACAAACGGGAGGATTTGGACACTCCGTTGCATTATCACAATACGATGGTAACATATTAGTCGTTGGTGCACCTTTCTATAATACGTTAACACTACAAAACGGAACAGCACCCGCCTTCGATACAGGCAGTGGAACTTATCCAACAGTGGATATTAATTATTATAATACACCTGTATCAGAAGGTAAAGTTTATATATACAAATGGAATGGTTCAAACTATACTTTGCAGCAAACATTAGATTCACCTTCATCACCTTTATCAAGTAGTGTCATACAGCCTTCGTGGAAAGGTTTTTATTTTGGATTTTCATTAGGTATAACGGATATAGGTGATAAGATAATCATAGGCGAACCATCGTTCAGAAATATATGGTCTGTAATTGATCAGGAAACGACGTCGGCTTTTCATACAGGTAATGCACATGTTTACGATAATGTTTCTGTTTTATCTGGTGGTACGACCTGGACCAGTAATGTTTCTATAACACCTATTATAGGTATAACTGGTATTAACGGTGGAAGTCGCAATCACGATTTTTACCCTACAAAAATTAGATGGGGTGATGCAGTTGGCACATCTGTAGATATAAACAGGGCGGGTACGCGTATATTAGCAGGTGCTCCTGCTAATTACGGTTCGCTACCTGAATCAGATGATCGTATCGAATTGGCGGGAAGAATATTAACATTCGATTGGGATCCGATTAATGGTGTATGGAAAGGAATGGGTTTAGATGATTATAGTCAACATATAAACGGATTCAAAAAATATATATTACAGGGATGGTCTACACGTTTTGATGGTTCGGGTAGGCGTATAATTTCTGGATGTAAAGCTGGTGTTGTATGGATCTCAGTTATAGAACCATCAAACAATAGTGGTATTGTTAATGTATTCGATTGGAATGGTGATAATTGGGTAATATTTCCAAACGAAACTATTGAAGTATTGAATTATAACGTAAATAGTAATGTGTACGTAATGACTCTGCATTTATTAGGAGAATCCATATCTGTTGATGGTGAAGGTGAAATGATAGCTATAGGAAAATCTGAACACCATTACTCTATAATTACACCTCCTTCTGGTGGTCTTAGACCAAATGAGTTTAGTGTAAATAATATAACATATATAGGGGGTGCAACGACAACAGTAGCTGGTTCGGATAGTCAGGTTGATACAGGTGGATCAAATGTTTGGGTATACAATATCGCTCAGTCTATGGTTGTTAAAGGTAACGTAACGGTTGGAGGATATATTCAGGGAACTGGTATATCTATAGGTGCAAACGATAATTCAGATACATCTCGTAAAAGTATATACTTTGGTGGTACAAAAGGAGATAATAGATATGAATTTTCAGTTATAGAAAACCGTGTTTATGAAAATCTTGAAAAATCTGAACTGTTACTATATAAAGGTGGTGATGGTTTTGATCATGACAATATCTATAATGAAACAGCAGGTGAAATAGAACCGGGTCCAGATAGAATACGATTAAAATCTAGTCAGGTATGCTTTGACTTAAATCCGGGAGATGATAGAACAATAGATAATACATCGATTAAGATGCAGCAAGACTCAAGTGGTACTGCTACTTTAGGTATAAACCTTAGTGCGTCGGTTTTACCATCTGAAGCTCTAGATGTAGTAGGAAAAATTAAGTCTAGATATGGATTTATAGGTCCAGGTACATCATTGACGGGTATAGGCCTTGATCACGTTAATTTGGCATATTCACCTAAACTTAACAATTATGGATCAGCCTCATCATCTTCATATTGGGGGGAAGCCGTGGTCGGATCCTCCCTTACATACCCACAAGTTTCTTTGACAAATTCGGACATTTCAGAATCCGAACCGCGACTTGTAACATCGACTTATACGCGTTTTGCACTGCGAGCTTCTTACAATGCCAATTACCCGGTTTATTACCATTACGGTTGGATTTATGGAAGTTATCGGAGTTATCAGGTATGGGATGGAGTCGATACTGGTGACTATACTTTTGGTGATATTGGTAGGTACCTTCCCAATACAACCTACTACCTAGATGTTGCAGAAAAAGTACCAGGATTTACAGGTGAATGGTTAGAATTTACTATACCGGAACGTGTAATTGTTGAAGAATTAGACTTTTATGTTGTAGATAGATATCATTTACCGAGAGCTTTTACCTTTTTTGGTACTAACGATGGTGGTGTAACATATAATGTTATCAAAGAAAGGAGGTTTCAAAATTATAATTGGGGGTCTGATAATAGTTGGAACAATATGTTTACAAGAACCATAGATGCAAGTGTCGACGACCCATATAATACCTTTCTTATTGTTATTCATTCTAATTCTGGAAGCCAAGACCTTACAGACGCAAGTGGTCCCCCACTCGATAGTAGGATGACAATTAATGCTATTAGGATTAAAGCCAAGGAAGTTACATATACACAGAAACTAAAAATTGATAATACAGGTAAAATTGGTATATTAAATACTAACCCATCGCACTCATTAGATGTTACGGGTGATATAAATGTAACAGGTGGTTTACGTGCAAATGGTTCCTCGGGGACGAGTGGACATGTACTCACATCAAGTGGAGGAGGTGCAATGTCTTGGACTAATAAATTTTGGTCATTAGGTACAGAATCACATCCAACTGTTACGATGACTTCCGCAAGTTCGGGTGGATATGTAGCATCGGCCAATAGTAATTCTAGTGGATCCGATGCGTATTACGCATTTAATAATGTCATAGGGGCAGAATCGTGGATGGATAGTGAGTGGTCGTATACCGGGTCTCCGACTGGAACTTATGATGGTAATAGTTACACAACATATGACGGAAGCTCGCAGTCATGGGGTCAGTGGATACAGTTACAGGTTCCAACGAGTATAACCATATATTCAATAAAAATTGCACCTCAGAATTTTAGAAGTGCGAACGCTCCGACCGAGGGTAAAATTTTGGGAAGTACGAATGGTTCGACGTGGAGTTTAATACATAGCTTTACGGGACAAACATATACCGATGGACAATATACAACTATCTCGTTTAGTAACTCAGTCGCGTATTCATATTTTAGACTATCTGTTGAAAGAACTGGTGGTGGCTCAGGTCCTGGTCCTGGTTCCTTGAGAATTGGTGAATTAAAATTTAATGTGGTGTCAACCACAGACATATATTATAATACTGGGAACATCGGTATAGGAACGATAAGTCCGGCTCACCCTTTAGATGTTGTTGGTAATATTAACTGTACAGGTACGTTATCAAAAGGTAGTGGTTCCTTCAAAATAGATCACCCACTTGCAATTATGAGTAATACACATTGTCTATACCATTCTTTCATAGAAGGTCCACAAGCTGATCTCATATACAGAGGTAAAGTTGAACTAGAAAACGGGAGTGCTTCTATAAACTTAGATACTGTTTCTAAAATGACAAGTGGTACATTTGAAGCACTGAATAGAAACGTTCAATGTTTTACATCAAACGAATCCGATTGGGACGCAGTGAAGGGTTCCGTATCTGGAAACATACTTACAATATCATGTCAAAACACATCTTCTACCGCAACCGTTAGTTGGTTAGTTATAGGTGAAAGAAAAGATAAACACATGTACGATACAAGCTGGACTGACGATGATGGATTCGTCATTCCTGAACAACTAAAATAATTATTTTTACCATTCTGGAAAATGTCAGAATGGTAGAAAGTTTTGTTTACTTACTTTCGTGATGGGAGCGTGTCCATGATTGCTAAAGCGATAACACCCGCAATAAAGAACAAAACAACATAATTACACTCCGTATCTTCTCCTCTACCAGTAGAATTTTTAACTTTCTCCTGGACTGGGACTGATACTTCTCGTGAAGGTCTCGGCCTTTCAATAGGATCTTCGTCTAATGGACAATACCCTATCATATACTATATTTTACAAATTAATTTCGACTGATTTTTTCTTTCGACCACGTTTAGCTTTGGTCTGAGTAACTTTAACTTCACGCAATTCTCCGTCACCCCCTCCTTCGACATCACCTGGTGTTGGTGCCTCAGCAATATCAGAAATATCATCATCTTCGTCGTCGTCTAATACAACTGGTTCTTGAGCTGGAATACTTGTTGTGTTCATTGGTGGTGTTGGTGGCATCATAATGTTACCCATGAGACTGGAAATATCGAACCCTGGACCTTGCATTTCGTGTTTACCATCACTCGAAGGTTCGGAACCTTGTTGTGATTTTGGTACTGTATTTTGTACTGCAGACATCATGTTTTGAACAAGTCCTGGATTCTGTTTAATCACATCATTCATGTTTGGCATGACCGATTTGAACATACTATTCGTCAAATGGAACATCATCGCTGAGCCTCCAAGCATCATAATCAATTTGATTTCTGGGGCGACGTGCATTTTAGATCTATATTTCACGTATAATTCTTCGAATACTTCATCGTAATCGTCGACGTTTTCCATAACGTTTTCAGACCACCCGTCAAGTTGAATCTCGAATGGGTTATACTTCTTATTCATAAACTCGAGGCCTGTCGTACACGCAATAAGCATACGTCTTGAAAACTTAATTGATTTGTCTACATCTATACTATATGTTATTCGTTTTACTTCGTTTCTAAGTTCGTCTATAGGGGAATAAGCATTCAAACGCTTGTTCACAGTAAACCCCTTTTTTTCCAAACGTCCGAGTTTGTTCACGAGATCCGCTTTCTCTTCATCAACCGTCTTAAAACCTGGTGATGGTTTTTCTTCTTCTTCCTCCATCATATATCCACCCTCGCCACCACCGTACTCCATCTCGGGTTCATCGTCATATTCGTGATAATCAAGTGGTGCTTCTGGTGGAGGTACAGATGGTTGTGCTTGTTTGTTTGGATTAGCAAACGAATCAATATCTTCCTGAAAAACTTGTGGTTTTGGTGCTGTAAATTGTGTTTTCATTTGAGAAATTTGTTTTTTCACAGGCTGACGTCGAGGAACATCAATTTCAATTTCGTTCATCAGGGCCTGTTCATTATCATCAAGTTTCATGACATTCGTATTTTTACGATCAAGAATAATTTCACCGTCCATTACTATTACTCTTTATATTGAAACTATTCTAATCTCTTTAACGCACTTTATAAAAAATGTTGATTCAATATAAATGAAACTTAACGCCACCAACAGAAACACGATCAAAGCTATCGTCATCATCATCGCAGTATTGTGTGTTCTCACAATGTTCCGTACCAGCGGATACCAGGGTAAAGATGTCGAAATCGAAACCGTCAATACGGGTTCGCTCTTCGATATCCCATCGACTCAAGAATGTTTGGGTGATGCATACTATTCCGACAGTAAAGGTGGTGTATGTGACGGCCAAAAACTTGTTCGAGAACAAGCGGCTTACAAGATGAAGTAAAATCTCCAGTATATATAAATGGCTTTAGTGACTAGTCAATCCACTTTACCCGATTTCGAATATGAACACCATACCGTCATTCTTGATAACTTGGATCATGGTGCAGATAACACAGAATTCACACTTCATTTACCAAAACCCCTAGAAAATGTTGTCCAGGTGCAATTACTTGCTGCGAGTATTAACACGAGTGGTGATGCCCAAAGGTGTATCCACATCGGTATAGAACAACTTAAAACGAATTTTTCACAACGTGGAAAAAAAGACCTCGAAGACGCTGATGATAATCATCTTAATGGTGTTTTTGGTACGATTATATGTGAACACACACTACACGCCGCAAGTAGTGCACAAAAGGCGGTATTCTTTAGAAACGAGTACCCAATTATTCAACAATATTATAACCCAATTCGTAAACTCGATAGATTAACTTTTAATTTAGATAAACAAGATGGCACCACAGCCGCATGTGGGGATGTAATTTTTATTTTTAAATTTGTGTGTAAGAGAAGAAACGTATCCTATTAATTATTTCAGGGCGTCGTGCACTTGTATTTTTAACCTTTTCTTATTATAAATGTCATCTGGTATTGTTCAACTTATAGCAATTGGTGCTCAAGACGAACACATTATGGGCGAACCAGAAATATCTTTTTTTACGTCAACGTTTAAACGACATTCTAACTTTTCACAATCCGTTGAAAAACAAACTATTCAGGGAGATGTGAAAGCGAATTCTATGTCATCTATTCGTTTTGATCGAACAGGTGATATGTTAGGGTATACGTACCTTACTATTGATAATAATACACAGGCGCTTGATATCCAGAGGTGGGATACACTCATAAATAAAGTTGAACTTCTTATTGGTGGACAGGTTATCGACACACAAGATGCTGTTTTTACAGAAAAAATAGCGATCGATACGTTTGCAACAAATGTTTCAAAAAGTGCGAATGGTACACACCCAGGTATAAGTGCTCGCTCTTATTTCTATCCATTCAGATTCTTCTTTTGTGAAGGTGCACAATGTGCTTTACCCATAGTGGCTTTACATTACCACAACGTCGAGTTACGTATACACTGGGGACCAAATGCGGGTAACTATAATTTCGAGTGTTATTCAAACTATTACTATCTCGATAACGAAGAACGCGGTAACCTTGTTTCACGTAACCATAATTTAATTATTACACAGGTTCAAAAAAGTATTCCTTCAAATGAACTTTCACAGGAATTGACATTTAATCATCCGGTCAAATATCTTGCATCTTCGGATACAACGACCGAAGGGGCATTAACGTCAACAACCAATAGAATAAAGGTTGAAATAAACGGTTTAGATATAGGTAATTTTAAATGGGCGAAACCACACTTTATAGACGTTATGAACTATTATCATACAAATTTTGTTACGTCCCCCGATTTTTTCTTATACTGTTTTTGCTTATCGACGAGTTCACTCCAGCCGACAGGAACGCTCAATTTTAGTCGATTAGATTCTGCAAAGATAGTCAGTCAATCCATGATCATTAGTGATCCTATATACGCAGTCAACTACAATATACTTCGTATTGAAAATGGTATGGCTGGTCTTATCTATGCAAATTAAAATACATACTTATATTAAATGGTTAAAAACTTACCGACCATCGAGCGGTCTACCAAAATCCGGTTTGGTAAACATGCTACGGATGACCAGGCTGAAAACACAGTTGTTTTTAATGCTTCAGATTCTGTTATTAATGCAGTCAACGAGGGTTCTATATATATGGCCCCACTCCGTGTTGCTGAATTAGCGGGTTCTAATCTTATGGGTTATTCCGCAACTACAAAAGAAGTTGTTGATTCAGGTGTTGCAACCGAACTTTTAGGTGGTGTTACTTTAGATAGTGCAGCTCTCCAAGGTAATGTTGTTTCAAATAGTACACCACACTTTGCGAATATAACAACTGCGTTTACGACCGATCACGGTTCAAATGTTGGTATTTCAAATACGGCGCCTACACATATGTTATCTATCGGTGATAAGATTTTCATGTCTAATACGGGTACAGAAGTCATAAAAGTTGAAGGTAATGTACAAGCTAATAAATTTTTTACTGGTTCGAGTGTTACTATAGATCAAAATGCGACAAACAAAATTCAAGTTTCAGGAACTATTAAGACAGGTACACTTCACGCAGATAATATAGGTATAGCAAATACTTCACCCACACACGCATTAAGTATAGGTAATGAAGGACAACTTCGTTTGAATGTACCAACAGGATCTATATATGCACTCGAAACGGTCGGTAATGTTAGTGCACAAAACTATATAGGGGACGGTGGTCTTCTTTCAAATGTAACTTTACAAACTGTTACGGATAAAAGTAATGTTACATCGAATACAATCCATCTCACAAACCCAACAACATCACTCAAGGCATACAGTAATGTAATCGTCGATGGCACGTTAGATGTCGGTTCTAATTTATATGTGAATGATACCGCGGAAAATGTCTTAAATGTTACGGGTAATGTAAATGTATCCAATTATTTAAAAACAAATAAACTAGAAGTCACTTCATTAGAAGTTGACGCTGTTACTGCGGGGACGGTATCAAGTAATATTGTTGGTAATAATGTAAATGTAATTACAGTAACCGCCAATGTCGTTGCCGATAACGTTGTTGCGACAAACATATCTTCGATAACATTAAATTCAAATGTCATTGCCGATAACGTTGTTGCGACAAACATATCTTCAGTAACATTAAATTCAAATGTCATTGCCGATAACGTTTCTGCTACAACCATAACCGGTGATGGTTCGGCTATTACAAACTTAGACCCCGATAATTTGAGTTCACAAGTTTTACTTGCCAAGGGTGGTACCGGTTTAACTTCAATTGCACAAAACGAATTGTTATTAGGTCCAGCGTCTGGAACTGCGTTAGCTAAACTCCCACCTTATAATACAGATGCTACTAAAAAATTCCTTAGAAGCAATGATTCTGGAGTGGAATGGGACGACGTTTCTTCAACTTTACAAGCAATAACAACGGGTGGAGCAACAACATCTGATGAAATTTCATTTACGAATGGGGTAACATCTTTAACAGCTTCAGGTAACGTAGTTGTTACAGGTAACGTTACAGCTTCTACATTTAAAAGTACAACTCTGACTTCAGGTAAAATACCGTATACAAATGCGAATAAGGAACTCATTGACGGTCCAATAGGTTATGATAGTACAACTAATAACACATTCGTGTCTTCAAACCTATACGTTACGGGTAATTTGAACGTACAAGGCGAAACATTTTTTCAAGACAGTAATATACATGTCATTTCTGACCCCCTTATAGAATTAGGTAACGCAAATGCCATTGACACCATAGATATGGGTATAATCATGACACGCCCAACCGCAAATGTAGTTGCGGGATACATGGGCGACGAGAAAAAATACGTTATCGCGTATACACACAGTGACCCACACGGTGCACATATCGTTCCTACGAACGCAACATCGGAACAATTCATGACTTTGAGTGTTGAAGGTGGTAATGTTTTGGCGGGTAACGTCACGACGACAGGTAAAATGACCGCGGGTACTTTACATGGTGATTCTGTTAGCGTATCGGGTGCAGTTACCGGGGGTACTTTAGTGGGTGATGGTTCGGCTATCACAGTACTCAACCCCACTAATTTGAGTTCACAAGTTTTACTTGCCAAGGGTGGTACCGGTTTAACTTCAATTGCACAAAACGAATTGTTATTAGGTCCAGCATCTGGAACTGCGTTAGCTAAACTTGCACCTTATACACCAGCTGGTACTACTGTCGAATACCCAACGTCTGCACTATCATCATCGGCTAATTCGGGTGAAACCATTGCAGGAATAACGTACACAACGACTGCAAGTAGTAATCAGTATGGTCAAATATGGAAAGCATTTGATAAAACTACCCCGGGGCAAAATACTTTTTGGCATTCTGATGAAAATGTTTACAATAGTACTTCGGGTGCCTATACGGGAAGTAAAAGTTTAGGTGGTGTATCCGGTGAATGGATAAAACTCCAACTTTCGACTGGAATTGCACCATCATCAGTTAACATTACGGGGAGAACGTCATATGACAATCAGGCACCAGATTCGTGGGAAATATTGGGAAGTAATGATGATATCAGTTGGACAAGTCTATTGTCATCTACTGTACACGCTACGTATAACGGTGGTAGTGGACATACAGTTTCCATATCTGGGGCGAGTGCTTATACATATTTAGCCTTAGTTGTAAAAGAAAGAGGTGGTACTGGTCAAACTGCAGTAGTTATTAGTGAATTGAGGTTTTTCGCTAGTAGCGCAAATTTATCTAAAAAGTTCCTTCGAAGTTCCGGGACTGGAATAGCGTGGGACGACGTTTCTTCAGATTTACAAACTATTACAGATGGAGGGGCAACGACAACACACACCGTCGCGTTTAATAATACAACCACGGGTTTAACATCCGCGGGTGATATTGACATTGCAGCTACAAAACAAATTGATTACGCCGGTGATGTTTTACTTAAATCGTCGGCAGGTGCAGTAGCATCTTTGAAAGTAGATAACGCAATAAAACTTGACCCGGCTTATGCATCACCTTCAAATAACGTTTTATCGTTCAACACAACGACCGGTGAAATTTACGATTCGGGGGGACAAGGTGGATCTACATTAGATAACATACATGAAGAAGGTTCAAATGTAGCAATTGGTCCATCAGCGGCATCCGCAAATCTTACAGTAAACACGTACGGGTCTAATGTACTCACGGTTTCGGGTAATGTTTCAGCGGATAACATTACCATAGGGGGTTTAAATATTGCTGCTTCACCATTTGGTTTAGATGATACGGTAAGTTCTGCAGTGGGTTCAAATGTAACTTCAAATGTGATCACAGTTGGAGGTCTTGTTACATCAGGAAACGTTGATGCAAGTAACATTACAATATCAGGTAATACCACGTCACAAAACATAAAATTAACCAATACGGATATTTCTGCAACTATATCTTCAGGGACGATAACAATTGATGCAAGAGAAAAGTCATATGGTACAGCACCACTCGTCGTTTCAACAACTGATGTTTCAAATCTTGTATTCTCAAATCTTATAACAGGTGCACAAATTGTCGTGCCTATACTCGCGAGTGGAGGTGATATAAATATTTCGAAAGAGTTGACGAATGTAAATTTTTATGCGATGACGACCGATGTTTCAATTACCCAAGACAAACATGCACTCATGACACTATCGAATTTATATGGAAATATTTATATGAATGCGATTGGATTTGCCTAGGTTAAAAAAATAAAACCTTAGTATAATATAAAATATGTCTGGAGGTATTGCCCAACTCGTTGCCGTAGGTGCCCAAGATGCGCATCTCGTCGGCCAACCTGAAGTTTCTTTTTTCAGGTCCAACTACAAACGTCACACAAATTTCGCCCAAACTGTTGAGAAACAGGTTATCCAGGGCAACCCATCCGCGAATGGTATGTCGACCGTCAGGTTTGAAAGAAAAGGCGACATGGTCGGGTATGTCTACATCGCTAATAGAGGTGGTAACCTTACTAACTGGGACGCTAGAATTTCTAAGGTTGAACTTCTCATTGGTGGACAAGTCATTGATGAACAAGATTATGAGTTTTCTGCGACTCTCGCACCAACTGTTATGAACCAAACGTACTCTAAATCTACTTACTCTGGTGAAACGTTCTACCCACTCAGATTTTCGTTTTGTGAGAATGCCCAGTCGGCGATCCCATTGATTGCTCTTCAATATCACGATGTTGAATTGAGAATCACGTGGGGTGCTACAGCCACAGCCGATGCGGAAGTCTACGTTCAATTCATTCACCTCGACACTGATGAGCGTACCGCTTTGTCTTCCACACCACAAAACATGCTTATTACACAAACACAAAAAGCTATCGCCTCCGCCTCTAAGACTCAAGAGCTCAACTTCAATCACCCAATGAAATATTTGGTTGCTGTAAATGCTATGACCGCCGCCGATAAATTGAAACTTCAAATTAACGGTACGGATGTTACTGATGCGAAGACCGTTATCCCACACTTTACTTCCGTCCCAATCTATTACCATACAACTGCCGGGGTAGTTTCCAGTGCCACAAAAACATCCGATGATTTGACATTGATTCCATTCTGTCTCGATACGTCCAAGGTTCAACCAACGGGTTCGCTCAACTTTAGTAGACTCGATTCCGCGAGACTTGTTAACGATACCGCCAACGTTCGAGTGATACATATCTACGCCGTCAACTACAACATCCTCCGTATCGAAAATGGTATGGGTGGTTTGATGTATTCCAACTAATTTAATTTATCCATTTATTATAAATGTTTTGGCAATTAATTTTTCTCTTAGCATTTATCTTTGTTATAACGTATGACCCAAAATCGGGTACTCTAGATCATTTAGTTGGTAAAAAACCAGAAAAACCTCCCCAAAATGCGGAGTGTAAAGAAGGTCATTACCAGGAAATACAATTTGGAAAAATGGGGTACCCGTGTCCAACCGAAAAGAAAACGCACATGGGTGCGATTATAGGAACTTAAAAAATTAGCTCGTAATTTTATATATAAAATGTTTACATTCGATCGCGATACCGCGACTATAGTTGCCGTGCTCATGTGTATTGTTGCCACAATGTACATGTACAGAGAACTTAATAAAACGAAATCAGAAATGGATAATGTTAAAGGATTTTATGGAAACCTCATGACACATTTATCCAGACCACCACAAGTGAAATCTGTACCAGTTGTAGAAACAGAAAAAGAGGAAGTTTTAGAAACCCAAGTTGATGATGATGAAGAAGAATCTTCAGAATAATCATCTTATTCAATTATAACTTGCAAATAAGCAATGAAAAAATATAAAGCAATTGCAGTACCCGTCACTTTTATAGGTGATAAACCACGATTTCTCACTGTCCGGGATCGAAGATTCAAAGATTGGATTTTCGTCACCGGAGGGTGCAGGCGAAGGGAGATTCCAAATCCCATTAGATGTGCTTTGAGAGAACTTGAAGAAGAAACCAGAGGAGTTGTTTCTTTGAAAAAAGGTGAATATACAGAATTTAAGTTTGTAGTAACAGAAAGTCCAGGAGTGGAACTCGAATATAACGTTTACGTGTTTTTCGTAAACTATACCATACAGGAACAGGCTGAACTTATACGTAAGTTTAACGATGAAAAACAGAAAATGAATCTCCGTAAGATTCAGAAACAGCCCATCAAGAGAACACATGATGAAAATGATTTCATGAATTTTGAAACACTTTCAGAGTTCAGTACTAAAAAACAATGGGATCGTATTGTTAAGAACGTACTTAACAATCCAGAATTTTACGCGTGTGTAACTTCTCTCGATAGAAAAACCTTCTCTATTAAATAATGAAGTCTAAGAACTACATTTTATCCCAAATACGTGAGCTTCTCATTGAAAGGCACGCGTATACACCAGAAAGAGCAGAAAGGTACGTTGAATTACATAAAGAGGATAAAGTTTATGAACTCCTCGTTTTAAAGAAAAATTTATCAGAAGAAGAAAATTATCCAGAAGTCTCATATAGACGCTCTATTTGGCGTCACGAGTATGAAGATGAATAAACAGTATAAAAAGATAAATAGAATAATAGGTAAGTATGTTTAAACGTTGGTGTAAAGACCAAGGTTTTGCTAATAACTCCGATTTATCACATGTGCTCATGGACGGTGGTGTCCTCTCCGTGCCATTTGATAAATTGAACGACTTTTACGAAAAATGTGTAGAAGTATATAACTCCGGTGAAAAGATATTTGTCGTTGAACAGAAAACGGAAAATTACAACTTTTTCATGGATCTTGATTATAAAGATGACGAAGAAATGTCATTTGAACAGATTAAGAGTGTATGTAAAGTGATATGTGACAAGGTCTCAAAATTTGGTGGTAAAGACGCTTTGATATCTGTCGCTGAACCTAAACCCGTAGACACACTCATAAAAACAGGTATACATATAAACTGGCCAGGTTTTGTTGTAAACAGGTCATCTGCATTGGGTATTAGAGATCATGTTATAAATACGTTAAACTTAGCGTACGGATCACGTGATTGGAAGGATATTGTTGATATTTCGGTATATGGTAATAATTCACGTAATACGAAAGGAAGTGGGTTCCGTATGCCGTGGTCACATAAAAAGGGAAAACACGAAGCGTGTGCCGGTCAGGGGTGTGAGTTATGTAATAACACAGGTAAAGAAACACAAAGTGAATATTTACCCATATTTATATACAAGCACGGTCCTTCATCTACATTACAAAAGACTGAACAAAAACCATCCGTTGATATATTACATATGGCAACGTTACGTACGCAAAGTGTGGAACCGGTTATTATAGAAGGAACTCACAAAGAAGCTACATTTACAACATTACAAACTAAAAACGAGTTCAAGGACCAAGAGGCTCTTTTACTCGTCGAAGCATTTGTTCGTAAAAATGTAGAAGGACAAACTACTGCATCAATCACTAAAATGTTTAAATATAACAAACAGTTTCTAGTCTCGACAAATTCTAAATATTGTGAAAATAAAAGGTGTAATCACAATTCCAATCACGTATGGTTTCACATAATAGGTGATACTATAGCACAGAAGTGTTTTTCGACTACTAATGTACTAAGACGATATGGATTTTGTAAAGATTTTTCGGGAAGGAGGCATCAACTCAGTAAAAAAATAACAGATATTCTTTACGAAGATGGTAAAGTTGAGACATACACACCAAAAAAGAAAGTTGATGTAGAACCAGAACAGAACTTACTCGAAAGATTTATAAAAAAGTATATCGTTAAAAAAGAAACGTTCGTCATAGAATCACTCAAACGTGAAGGTGTTAAGAAATATACTGTAAACACAAAGGAAATATGTGACACGTGTAAAGAGACTATTTCATTCAGTATACTTAAGAGTCATATACAACAGGTGTGTAAATGTAAATGTCGTGCACATAATCTTACAGATAAAATTGTTAGTACTTTATAGAATGTTAGCTGTAATATTAATTGCACTCGTTGTATATTTGGCATCATCTTTAATAAAAAAAGATACAGGTACAAAACATATAACTAAACTCATACGTGAAACTTTACCGTACTCGGGATTAAATGAAGTTTTATATAAAGAATTTTTAGCCAATATAAACATGGCTATAGAATATAAATCACATACAGAAGTTTCAGAAAAGTTATTAAATCGTGCACTCGAAAACTTAAGAGAACTTGCATTATACACCGTTTCTACCGATACGAGTGTTATAGAAGAAATAGACACGTTAGCGAACAGTATAAACGCTGAATTTAGCCTTGTTTTAATAAATGAAACTATTAACGCTGCGTAATGTATTTAAAAGAATAAACATACATTACTTTATAATGACAAAAACAATTGTTTCTACACGTACACGTTCAGGGAGAGTCTCAAAGGTTCCAGAACGCTTAGACCCACTCGAAGATCTCCCAGAAGACGATTTTTCTGACGATGATTATGAAACTGAATCCGAATCGGAAATAGAAAGTGATATCGATCTTCTTCAAACGGATGACGAGGACGATTTTGAAGATGATGATAGTGATATGGATGAAAATGGTAATTTAAAAGGATTTATTGTTGACGAAGATGAGGAAGAAGATGATGAGTAATAATAGGCTTAAAAAAATAGGTTTACATTTTATAAATGGAAGCTGAAGTTGGTACACCTATAAACTATAATCCGGATGATTTTATGAATAAAGAAGAAGATCAGAAACCGGACGAAACGGAACCGGAAAATAACGAACAGTATTATTTTCCGCCACCACAACCGTATTACGAACCATATTCACAGCAGACACAAAAAGAAGATATATTCACAAATTTAGATAAAACGGCTTACATTATTATTTTTGTATCCTTTATTTTAGGATTTTTTATGGGTAAGACTATGCAACCGGTCATTCTTAGACCTGGATAGGTTTACCTCTAACCCACAAATGTTCAGGTGACGTTTGTTGTCCTTCAAAATCACCAATAGGACCAATTTTAGATCCGGTAAAATATGCACGACTTACAACGAGTGGGTCTTTTAGTATATCTTGTGCGACATCAGACGCACTCACATTTTCAGTACCCGATTTACTTTTTCGATCTTCATACAATCGTAAAAATAAACCGACCATGGCTAAAACAATAATTATGGTGATTATATTTAGTATAATACTCAACATTCTTACATTTATATAACAAATTTATTTAGATTCTACCTCTTCACCTTCCTCGACTTCCCCTTCACCCTTAGTATCCTGGGCTTCTGTAGACGACTCAGACTTCTCCTTTTCAAACTTTTGCATTGCTTCAACTGAATTGAACCCCTTCTCAGTCGCCTCTTTTTCGAGAGCATCCTTTGCCTCAGCTTCACGTTTTTCCTTTCTTTCCTCGATTTCCTTAGCAACCATGGCGTCAGCTTCCTTAACAAGTTCCTCCATTGATGTATCCGGTTTTTCCTTTTGGAGACGTTCGAGAACTTCAGCTGGATGACTAATTGGTGGTTCATCCGGTTTCGTATAATACTTCGAGTTTTCATCACCTGGTTTCGTAAAAGTTGGGGCACTTTCGACCATATCACGTTTACGTTCCGCGAACATGTGTGCCGCTTGTGCTTGATTTTCTTTGTATCCAGACATAAGTTCTTCGAGTTTTTCATTCGAATAATGAACGTCTTCGATCTTTGTTGGATCAGGTGGGATTAACAACCATTTATACATGTCAACAACGTAAATATCAAACGTCGCATCTTCTTTTTGAAGACGTTTAGCGTGTGATGCAGCCTCATCTCTAGAATTAAATGCACCCCGAATCTTAATTCCAAACTTATCATTCTTTTGAGGTGCTTCCGGTCCTATAACAGAAAGGCACGCGTATAATTGACCTGGAACGGTCGTGTAATCTTGTTCAAGAGTTGACATTGTTTTATATGATTAAATAGTATCTTCTGTTTAAGCCTCTTATACTTAGGCTTTATGGAAGGTACGGGATGTAACCATTATTATCATTGGAAAATTATTAAGGATATCGGGTTTGTAATGATATGACGCCCGGTATATTTTATTAGTATGTATTCCATTTAAAAAAGAAAAACCATTATAAATTAAATGGAGGAGATACGTAAGTACCATAACGAGTCTAAGCGTCTCCTCATCCAATCGGCTACCCGCGAAGGCGACAGTATTTTGGATGTAGGATGTGGATTCGGTGGTGATCTCCAAAAGTGGCGACACGCCGGTGCAAATATAAGCATGTGTGAACCAAACCCAGACTCACTTAAGGAGGCTAAGTCGCGTGCTAAAAACATGAAAATACGCGTCAACTTTTATGAAGGTGATATATTTGCATGTCCACAAAGAAAATACGACGTCGTGTGTTATAACTTTGCGTTACACTATATATTCGAATCACCCAAGTTATTCGAGACGTCTTTGTTAGCAATTAAAAATAGAATAAAACCCGGTGGTCAATTCATAGGAATCATACCGAATTCCGATAAGATTATCATGAACACACCCGTAAAAGACGAATTAGGGAACTACTTTCTAATGAAACATACAAGTTCGGGAAACTTTGGGGAAAAGTTATACGTCCACTTAGCCGATACGCCGTATTACGCCGACGGACCTAAGGTCGAACCTATAGCGCACAAGGACATGTTGTTTACACGCAATGGAAGATTTGGGGTTTACTTTAACACTGTGGGAAGATCTTAAAGGGAACCCGGTTTCGGATTTGTATAGTAAATTTAGGTTTGTGTATAAGAAATAATTACTTTTTATTAGTTTTAATATATTCGTCAGCTTTTTTGGGTTCGTGACATATTACATCACCACAGTGGTCGCGGTTTTGGTACACAGAGTTTATGGATGTGAGTAGTTCATTACATGATTTTACCGCCCACCGTCCCAGAACAGGTCGTGGTTCAGGTTTCGTTAAAAAATCGATAAATTTACGTATCATTTCTACTATTTTTTAAGGTTCAATTTTTATGTATGTTTATGATAAGATGATACTCGCCATACTTCTACTTATCATAAACGTGTTATTATACATAAACACGAGGGAACCACAGGAATTAACAGATGTTCGTGAAAAATACAGGACACTCAGGGAACATCTTAAGGAAACAAATAATCAGGAATTCAAAATGTTATACAAGGAAATTCCAGTTACCGCACATAAGCGTATGACTGGGTCTATCGGATACAATGTGAGTAAAGGTAGTGATATAGGTTTATGTATCGATGGCGAACCTAATGAAATATTCCACGTTTTGTTACATGAACTCGCACACTGTACCGTCGATGAATATTCGCATAGTAAAGAATTCTGGAAAAATTTTGATGAACTTAGAACGATGTGCGTTTCTTTAGGGATATACCGGGAAATACCACAAAGAACTGAATTTTGTGGTAAACACATCCAGGATAAATAATGTTTGGTATTAATAAAATGCAATCGTTTGGCGATTTAATGAAAGCGTATTTGTTACTAAACACTTTACTCGCGTCTTCGAGTGTCCCACTACTTTTAAACGATAAATGGTTAAACATGTTTATGATCATGGTCGTTACACCATTAATCATCAGTATGTTACCACGTGGTGGTAATTTAATTGGGCGTTTAGCTATAGATGCACCATTTTTAATATTGTCAACTTTATTAGGTATGGGTATAGTTGCGGGTGTATCCCAAATAAACAAAAGATTTGAAAAGGATTTTAGAGATTATGGTAAAACTACGAAGAGTACTGGTACTGTTCTAGGACTTCGCGCAGTTGGTTTACTGTTCGGATTTCTCATTTCCTATTTTGTTTTAGGAAAGAGAATGTATAAACATTATAATGCTATTTAAGCATACTTTTTAGCAAGGTAAAAGGCGATCGCCGCGACCATACCGGTCGACGCTAAGCCGATTGCACTTCTATTTCCCTGGTCGTTCAAAAACGATGGGACAAAGTTCGCAAGTTTTTCTTGAACTGGCTTACTAATTGCCACCGCAGCACACGCAGCTACAATAAGTGCTTGGAATTGGTCATCAGTAAGGTTGAATGGATTTTTAGATTCCGATTTTTTTTCGGTCGTTTGTTGTGCTACTGGTTGTTGTTGTGCCATCATCATTGGAGCTTGCATATGCATTTGCGTCATTCTTGGATCGGCACCCATCATTGGTGGTTCGAGTGGTTCCTCGGCTTGACCCATAATATCTGAAATTGAAGTAGAGTCCATTGTCTGTTTATTTTCACTCACATTTTTTTCAGGGCTGATATTCGGCACAAAAGATGTCCCTTGATTATTATTTAAGGATACCATACCGTCGCCATTATCTGAAAGATTCATCGTTCTAACGTCTGTCGCCATTTATATGTACTTATTTTTTTGATTTTAAATGATTACGCATCATTGTCCTGAAGAGTGTAGTTTGGGTATAAACATCCAAATGTTTTTATAATCCTGGGTAAATCATTTAATTTGTCATAATCACACATATCATTATCTATAAAAATAGTTTTTGTATAATGACATACATCTACTAATATACGATATCCATCATCACTATTACCCTGTGTTCGCCTATAGAACGATGTATATCCATATTAAGTTCGTTATAAGCTGGATATACCATTTCAATATTTTTTGTACAAACTTGTGTGTACATTCGTTTAGCAATTGATCTTATCATTTTCTTTTAATAACTTTAAATGGTGTATTCCTTTTAACTGAATTTAGGATCACCCACTTTCATGTTTCCATGTTTTGGATTAAACATCTTTTTATGTGTTTGCCAATACTCTGGTGCACCAACCCTGAAATTTTTACGAAGTGTTGCTTTATACCAAAAGACACAATCTTCTATTCTATTACTCTTAGATGTATTATCCAAAACCAAACATTCGTAATTTTCTGTACATGAATCCATAACTTTATTAAACATCTCAAAGGATGGAAAAATACCAAAAAAGTTTTTATATAATTTTTCCCTATTTTGAATTATATTTTCACGTAAAATAAATACGTAATCGATATTTGCCCTGAGTGCGGGTGGTAGATCCATACAGTATTGCATGGTTAACATGAAAAATATCTTCCAATGTCTCCATTCATAAAACATTGTCTAATACATGTATCTTTCATAAACTTAGAATCATACATACAATCATCTAAAAGAAGAAACGCTCCACAATTTTTTTTACCTGCACCAACTAATCTTTTTTGTCTATCCATAACACGTTCAATAGCTTCTCTATCGTAATCACCGTATATGAAAAATCTGGTATATACTGTTGATAATAATGATTACCTTCTTCTGTTGCTGATAAAACTATTCCTGCTGGTAAATGTTTTTTATGATACAAAATATCAGTAACCAAGGTTGATTTACCCGTATTACGTTTACCTATAAAAACACAAACTTTATCATCTGCCATTTTTTCGGGTTTGAATTTTCTCAACTGAAGATTCATCTAATCAATATCGCCTCGTTTTATTTCATAAAATTTTACTCACGTAAAGTAAGAATGGCTGGTCGATTAAACCTTGCTATCACGGGTATCCAGGACCAATGGCTTACTGGTGAACCCGAGTTTTCATATTTCCTGATGAATTTTAGGAGACATACTAAATTTTCAATTGAATCTATCGAAACACCTTTTGATGGTGATGTTGATTATGATGCATCGGTAGAATGTCGTATACCCAAAAATAAAGGGATCTTATTCGAAGTACAATGCTTAAATTTACTTTACCTAAACCAACGGCACCTGATAAATCATTTACAGTGACTGCTGCTGGTGGTAAATACTTTATAGATGGTGTTCCAACAGGCAACATTGACTTTATACGAAGGTACGACGTATACTTTTAATGTTAACGCATCTGGTCACCCGTTTAGATTTTCTACAACGAATGGTCACCCAACGGTGGTTTCCGATTACACAACTGGTGTTACTGAATCCAAGTACATCTACTGTTACATTTGTCGTACCAGAGAATGCACCATCAACTTTATACTATTATTGTGCTGCACACAACGGTATGGGTGGTCAGATAAACGTGAAAAGTCTTCGGTACCGGGAATCTATAGGTGCACAGATAATAGACCATGCCGATCTTACGTTATAGGTGGTCAAACCATAGAGAGAATAACGGGTGATTATATTTACATGTATGATCAAATACACAGTAATAAAGATGATATCGATCAAACACTCTACTTCTTAACGGGGCATGGTAATTATATAGACGTAGCGTACGATTGGGATTATAGTATATTTCTTACCCTTTTATTTCTTTAGAAACCCAAGTTTAGCTATACCCGTATGTGCATTAACAAAACAACTGGTAGAAGTACGTATAAAATTTAAAAAACTTGAAGATGTCACTGTATCATATACGAGAATAGATGGTGCCGATATCTGAACCACCTTCAGTGTTTCTTCATCAATTAAAAAGTTTCACTTGTAACAGATTTCTTTTTTATTACAGATGACGAAAAGAATTTTTTACTTACGCGTCCCATAGAATACGTTATAACCCAACTCCAAATGTCTCAATTCAAATTTAAACCGGGTGAATCTAAAAAATCTGGTATGCTTAACTTTAAAAATCCGGTTAAGGAAATGTTCTTTTTGGCTGTAAGTGATGATGTATACAAATACGAACCAATAAAACACGTTACTATGAAATTTAACAATAACATAATCATAGACGCTGATAATTTAATGCTCAGTTACGAACAACCATTAAAATATTATACGGGGGTAACAATAATAACTTTGGTGTATATAGTTTTTCTTGAAACCAGAAACGTATTACCCTACAGGTCAAGTTAACATGAGTAGAATAGCACACAATTTGATAGATATTGAACTCGATAACCAGACGCAAGTTTCGGACACAAAGTTTATGTATACGCTGTAAACTATAACGTTTTACGTATAAGCAGCGGTCTCGGGGGTTTAAAATTTTAGTCAGTTATACTAGTAATGGCTGGTCGTGTTCAATTAGAAACATCTGGTCCACAGGACGCCTTTTTTACAGACGACCCCGAATATACATATTTCATAAAGAATTTTCAAAAACATACTAACTTTGCACCATTCTTTGTTGATTTAGACGTTGAAGGTGAAGTAGAATTTGGTAACACTATTAGGTGTACCATACCACAAAACCAAGGTGATCTTCTTAAGACAGTAAGTTTAAAAGTTGAATTATCTATTAACAAAGTTTAAAGTGGTCCAATATTCTGGTTTAGGATACGTCGAATCTATAGGTCATGCCATGATTGAGTATGTAGAACTTCTATATTGGTGGTCAATCTTATTCAACGTATACCAAGTGATTTCTTAGCTATATATTCTGATAATTACGTTACACAAACAAAACAACATAATTTAGATAAACTTATTGGTAAACCACCTTTAGAACTTTCGGGTACACAAGTAAAAGATCGGACAGTATAATTGGATATCTAGGTAATGCAACTTCATCTAAAAAGTATTTTGTTGATATACCATTTTATTTTTATAATAACCCCGAACTTGCTATACCATATGTGCTATAACAGGGCAAGAAATTGAAATTGTTATTAAACTTGAGAGATGTAAAAGATTGTATTTGGGGGTAAATATGACAATATAATCCATTTTACCCAGGTGACTCCAAATCAGAAACCAACTGGACTTATTAAAAAGTTTAAAATTAACAACTGAAATGGTTTCTCATAGATGAAGAAGAAAAACAGAAGTTATTAAGTGAGAAAAAATAGATTATATAATTACACAATTCAGGAGTAAGTCTGAAATATCACAGGAAATAGATTCGGGTTGATATTAAACATAAACTTGAATTCAAAAATCCCTATAAAAGAACTTTTTTTCTAATTCAGACGTAAAATAAAAAAAGTTTTGTAGGTCAGTTTTAGTCACCATTTGATTATGATTCAAATTACCAATATGGCTATAACTGAATACGTAAATTATGAACATTTACAAAATCTCGAACTTACACTTGATGATTCAATTATTTTAGATAAAGTTTCGGGTAACGTCATAAACTTACGCGCAGTACAAAGTGGTATACATCATTCAAGAACACAATTATTTAGAAGATACTATTCGTATAGTTTTGCACTTGAACCAGAACGATGGTATCCAACAGGACAAAGAAATTTTAGTTTAATTAAAGATCAGCATTTAAAACTTAAAATTTACCAGATAACGATGGCTAAAAGAGAACTTAGAGTTTTAGGCCTAAGTTATAACATACTCCGTGTAGAAAACGGAATTGCTAAAACACTGTTTAACTTATAATGAATCAACAAGAAAAAGACGCAACCACAAACTTAATTGAGCAGGTTCAAGACTCTGCTATTAACATTATTCAGCCCGTACTCGAAAGAACTATGGTTCTCGCAGCTGAATACGCCAAGGCTTCTGGTAGAGATATGGTACTCGGTGAAGATTTGGAATATGCTATGAAATATTGTGCCATGAACGAGGTTGGTAAGAAAATGGGAACACATTTCCCAGAAATATACGAAGAATCTTCCGATGAAGAAGACCAGGAGGAAGAAGATATTGATTTTGAAGATGAGGAAATTCCTTTTACGAGATATACTGGTCGCGAATATAAGTTTGTCAAAATGAATATGGCGTATGATAATTGGGATGCATGGGAACCAAAAAACCCGTCAGAATTAATGTTAAAAAATGCTATAGATAGTAATGAACATATCGGAACCTGAAGGATATGAAGGAACGTCTAAACATTTTAAGATATATGATGACGATGATAGTTCTGATACTGAAAGTGATTCCGATACAGAAACAGATTCGGGTTCTGATTCAGGAATAGAACGCATAAATGTTGGTATGTTAAAAGGATATATGAAACCAAAACATTATAAAAAAATTTTAATAGAAGAAGATTTACTCCCCGATTAAAATCTCAGGATACTATATATAAAAATGTCTACTGCTGCTGAAACTGTTACGCTCGTCGCTCGTGAACTCGAGTCCCAATCCCTCAACGCCGTCGTTGCCGGCTTCTCCTTCGCCGCCGCCCTCTCGTGGATGGACTTGGTCAGATGGACTGTTAACCAAGTTGTTAAGGTCAACAAGAACGGTGGTATGAACTACACGCTCACGGCCTTGTTTACGACGCTCTTGTCCATCTTGGTCTACGTCGGTATCTCTCGTGTGTCTACACGTGTGCAAAAGCCAGCTCAACCAATCTTCGCGGTTACTCGATAAATTTAGGTTTACGCATAACCAATAGTAAAAATAAACCGGTTGCAATTACCATAAATATAGATATAAACGCATCCCATCTACGCGGATCCTCCATTTCGGGGATACTCATAGGTGGTGGAAGAGCAAAGTCTCGTTCCACTTTAGCAATATTCTCAAGTTTATCAGTTGAACACGTGACTGCAAGTTTAAGTATATGATTCGCATTTCTAAAATCATATGGTATTAACCGATTGTTACTACTGTAATAAAACTGAACACGTAAACTCGATATCGTTTTTTGTGATCCCAATCAAAATTGTGTTCAACTGTATCATCAACACCCGAATAAGTTAATCACATCACCACATAGAAGTATACGTCCTGTATAAAAAGGTGTTTCTGAAAATACAGTTTTGTTAAATTCATCTGAACCACTACTCAATTTAACAATAATTGCATCGGCGACCTTGTAAATTAACACTACCAGTTAGAATCTAATAAGTATTAGATGTAGAAGAATACATTAGAAGCAGGTAACACCTAATATATCATGTGGTGTTGTGTATACCACTTGTACCAGATGTATACCCATTTGTACCGTTATAAAATTAAAACTAAATGGTGACTACCTGTAAACGTTATAGCATTTGTATCTTTATCGAAGATTGAACTCGTTAATATACCACTTGAAGCATACGTACAACATTTGAAGCTAAATCTTTACCATTATAGTTTCCGTTAGGTATAGTTATATCGTAGTTGTTCCGTTTGTTTATCAAATTGTATTGTTCCTGGAGTTTATAAGGTAATGACTATTATGTATACGTGCTGATATAAGTGAAATTTTAGTTACGTCATAAATAGGGTTTTTTAGATGTACGACATAATCACTTGGATTTGAATACAAAACAGGGTCTCGTTCACCACTGTCTATATCTAAGGTATGTACCTTCATTAAAATATAGGAGCATTATTTTAATGAGTGTATGTCTCAATTTTTTTAGTTATTTAAGAAAGACTATGAACTAATGGGTTACTTGAAAGCTGTCTTCTAGCTGTATCCAAACTCATATTTGTAGCATTTGGATTTTCGTGTCCCTTATAAGCATTAAATTTATGATAATCGTTATTTCTATATTGTTGTGTCCAAGCACCATTCGCAGCATTTACTCGACCATCAATTCTCGTTGTATCAGAACGAACACTCGTAACCATACCCCCTTGGTTAAGTGCATCGGCACGAACGTTCATTCGTCCTGGACCCGCAGCTCTATTTGGTTTACCTCGGCGGTCGTCTGGTCTAAAACCGTATTTTGTAAGTTCCTCGGCTGTGTATGCGGAACCGAATGTTCTCTTTTCACCAATCTTAGTCGCTGGTGTATTCAAGTATCCACCGTGACAAAGCTACTAATACCTGGGGCTGGTTGATTATTGTATTGATATTGTTCTATAGCACCATCAGCTTTGTTTCGTGTTGGTTCCTGAGCACGTGTAAGTGCAGAAACAGTTCTCTTTGCAGATGCAAAATTTAATGTATCAGTTCTGGAACCAGTTTCCGATCTATTTGTTGTTCTCTTTGTGCGTTCATGTTCTGCTCTTGGCGTTCTACCAGTCATACCCTGTGCTCTACCTGCAACTGGAGGAAGACGACCATGTAAAAATGCCGTCTTTTCTGGTCTATTGTGTGAAACTTCACCGACAATACCACGTCTACCACCCTTTGAATCAAATGCTGGTCCCGACCTACCAGGTAAAGTCGTTAAGCGATACGCACCAACATTTTCTGGATTAACACGAAACAATTGTTGATTACCCCCAAATGCGGGAACTTCTGGTCCAACACCCAAACCTGGTCCGACGAGTTGTTTTTCAATTGGTGAAAGATTATTCATTCTCCCCGCATCATACATACGATTTCTCATAGACAAAACTTCACCACCCGAAGAACGTTGTTGTGGAGCAATTCTCCGAATGACCCCATTTCTTGTTTTGAATTATATGATGGTTCTACTAGTGGTGATAAAGGTCCCAAATACTCAATTGTTAGATACATCTCTATCCGAAAATTCGGAAACGAATTCTTGATTCTTCTATTTCATTACCTTCTATTGTATATTTTTCGTCTGGTTGACTTAATTTTCTACCGGCATAAACTAAGCCGGCTATAGCCATTATAGATATAGGATCAGCCATTCTTATTTCTTAGCGAGATTTTTATTGAGGTATCTTTGCTGAAACAAACCATTTTGCATTTCGGCTCTGGTACTCGATGGTTCATATGATCGTGTTCTAAGTGGTAATTTACACTCAACATTTTGAAGTGGGTGAAAGTTTCTTTCGTAAGTCTTTAACTAAAACTTTATTGAAATTGAGATGTACTTTGTGGTCTGAGTGATCAGATGTGTCTATATACTGTGCTGGTGAACCTTTACCCGCCATATATGGAGCGGTTCCATATAACATGGTATTTGGTCTACGAAGACCCATAGTTAAGGGTACTGGGCTGAGGATATACAAAAACTTCTTCGGTCGCACAAACGGCTGGAACCGCGTGATCTTGAACCACTTTCATTCCTGGTTGGAGTTGATACGCCATTTATTATTACAAAAGATTTTGTTTATGGAAATCGAGTATCTACTACTTTATTTTAAATTGTTTAAAATTACGAACTATGTCCGGCTGCTAATCCCGAACCTCTATGCATACCACTTCTCTTATCACCGTTTGGATCAAGTCCCGCAAACGCTTCGAGTTGAACACCTCTCGCATCTGGGTTACACAATCGTGGGTCTTGTCGGCACGTATTACCTCTTTTACCATGTATAAATTCATAATATGGTGTCACCGCCTATGGATGTATCTGGCATACTTACAAACTGTCTCGATAACGCATTTCTTTGATATTCGGGCATAGATGAACGCGAACGAGATGGTCCATATTTAATCACCTGTAAGAAAATTGTTTACTGGAGTTTTTTACGGTTGGGTAATGACAGGCGACTGAGGTCTGTCTGGTCTATCTGCGTAATCCGACATGAGAACATTTCCCATTGGATTATCTTTTGTTGGCATTGAACATTCTTTACCTACATTATTGTATACATTTGTTGGTCTATAACACCATTCCTTCACCATATTAGATTTTTCCATTATATAAAGAACACCAAGTGCAGTTCACCCAAAACAAATATACGTGGGTCACGTCTAATAAGATATATTATACAAGTCGCATAAATTATAAAACGAGCTGATGCGTTAACACGGTCTGCTGAAGATTGTGTCTTTGACGGCCAAAATTCATGAACTTTTATCTACTCGAACCAATTGTTTTGGATCTTCAACCAAGATGTCATTTATATATAGTGAGTTTATTTTTTCATCATACCACCCAACATACCCTGCATAGTTTTCATCAATGCAGCTTCGTCAAGTTCACTTCCATCTTCACCCATTTTATCTGCACACTGCTTTGCAACTGTCTCAATCATAGAAAGTGTGTCTTCTGGGATAGAACTAATGGTTGTACCTAAGCATGTATAGCGTCTGGACATATTGCCAAATAGCACTTTTTGTATTCTCTGAACAGTTCCCCAATGTTTTTCGAGGTTTACACCTTTCATGAAATCCAAATTCTTGGATTCTTCAATGAAAAATGATTCGTCTTTGATGAAATCTTATCAGCGTATGGAGTAACACCATTCATAAACCCGTCTACAACTAAACGTGGGTTAGAGGCTTTCATTAAATCGAAAGCCGATAAACATTTTTTCAAGCCTTTTTCTTCTGGAAATGTCTTGTGTAATTCCACAAGAAATTGACCCATCATATCATTGAATGCGGTCACGGAAGTCATATTATATATGTAAATACGTGTATTATCTTTAAGTCAGAAAATTAAAATGGTTCCGTTGATATGGTCTCTTTCTTACCTAGTCCGTTAGTAACAATAAAAAATACTAAAATTGCGGTGAGTGCAGCTGGTTTTGTATATGCACTCACTGGAAGCTTACCTTCGTTGTTGATCTTTGCTTTAAAGTGTATGTATCCTGCAGTTATAAAACCGGCAATTATTCCGGCCCATGCGGGGTCTCTTAAATAGTCTTCGAACTCCATTTAATAGTACCCAACTTTTTTTGCACGGGTCTCAGATGCATCTGGAAATAAAACACCTTCTCGTCTTCCTGTTGTTGTTGTTGTTGTTTTGTTTAGTATTATAGTTTTAAATTCATTATCAACGAATGGGGATGTCCTTTGCTAGTTGTTCTGGTTCCATTGTTGTTCCATTGGAGGTTCCATTGATTGTTCCATTGAGGTTCCATTGGTTGTTCCATTGGATTCCACCATTGAGGTTCCATTGATTGTTCATGCGTCGAATGGTTCTTCTGAGGTTTCCTCTTCGTATCCATCAATAAGGTCAGGGTCTTCAGAATCACCAACTTCAGCTTCATTTAAGTCCAAATCTTGACCCTCTTGTGTTTGAGACATATACGTTTGTAAAATCTGTTGCACAGGTATGAGTTCTTTTACAGTTGTTTCAATACACATGTAGAAAAACGTTCAAATAATTTATCGTTTCTAGCGTGTTCGTTTTGCGTTTCGTGATAAATATATGGGTCTCTGTATAAATCTTTTGCAACGTTGTTATAACACGTTTGAATGAAAACTTCATTCGTTGGGAGTTTCAATGAAATTTTCTTATTATCTTTATTCAAACGAACTGCGGATAAAATTTTAACACAACTTACAAAAACTGCAGCTAATAGATCGTTAAACCACGCACATCTATTTGTTATATTATCGGTATGTTGTTTAGACATGGCGTCACTCCAATTTGGAACTTCTTTCAAAGTTTTTGATACATTACAAGAACCTTTCTCCCTTTTGTGAGTTTGTATGCTTCTTCATACATAGTTTCAAACGTTTCAATCATAACTGGGCACATAAGTAAACATAATTGACCTATATATTCACGTTTTGCTTCAACGAGTATATTTAAAGGGTCGCTCATATTTGTAGTATATTTACATATTTAAACTTTAAGTCTCACGCATTACTTATTTTCCCCTGTATTTATTTGCAGCTTTTTTAAGGTTTACGAGTGTTGGAAAATCCTCTGTATCTTCTGGATCTTCGCGTTGTTCATTTTTTCGTGATTTTTTTTTCGGTTTCCATGAAATACATAATTCGTATTCGCCTATAATCTGAACTGTAAATCCACCTATTTCAAATTGTCGTTTTATATACTGTAGCGCTTTTACCCTGTTAAAATGGGGATATCCCATAACAAAAGAAGGTATTTGACAAAACAAATATTTATGCCCCAAATCTACTGACTGGCGTATCTTCTTTGAAATCTGTTCGTAAATTTTGGTATATGTTTCTTTTTTCAATTGGTTTCTCTTTTCAGCTATACGTGTTATTTCATCAATACTGATCATTATAATTGTTTTAGAGTTTTACATATACTATTTTATCCTTTACCGTACATTTTATAACTGGAACTAGGTTAGTGGATCAATGGGTATAACCTTATCGGGTATAATATTAATTCAGTGTTTTTAACTATATCAAGTTCACTTCGTCTAACTTCTGTATAATCTTCAAATTCTTTACCTTTTATAGATTTTTGGTAAATACTTGGATCTGTTGGAGGTTTAACATCTATAGGTTGTGTTCTCACATTAATACAGTCGCTCGACCATCAATGATTCGTAAATCAGACGTAACAGAAAACCCTAATGCAAATCCTTTATGTTTCACTGACATAAACATACATCTGTATATTTCCTGATTACTCGTTTTTATTTATATATTTTTTTACAGATAACGTTTCAATAATATACGTACAGAGACCAGTTTTTTTAGAAACTTCTTTGTTTGTTGCGAGAACCATCTCTTGCATGAGATCATTCGATACTTCAAGCTCTTCACCCGATTCTTCGTAATCAGATAAATCTGTATTAGTACCTTTCAATAATACACGGGTTCAATTCGTTTCGTATATCCAGAGAATCCGAATTGCTCTGTGAACATTTCCGTCCTGGACATGGTCATTAGTACAGTAAGTATTAACAATATCAATACTATAGTATTCATTATTTAATATTAATAATTATTTTTATTTTATTTAAAATCTTTACACGTTTTAGTGATTAGTAAAAAAAAATTTATTTTTGAAATCCAACATCATTCTCAAGAAGATACTTCGTATAAAATAAAAAAAAGTTTTTTTTGGGTAATCACAAAAACTGGTGTAAAGATTTTATTTTTTTCCACTATCTTCTATATATAAAAAAACAAGTAAAAAATGTGTTTTTTTAATAAAAAAAAAGTAAACTTTATTTTAAGACATGTCCCTTTTAATATTTAGTCCACAGTGTAATCATAGTTTGGATATAATTGATTATATATCAAAAAATGAACACTTTAAAAAATATGTTTCAAATACCATAACATTAACAAATTGGTATACCACCTCAATATAAAAATAAAATAACGCGTGTACCAACATTGCTTAACTAAAAATGGTAAACTTTTAGTAGGTAATGAAATACGAAACTGGCTCGAATCACTTTTACCAGTAAAGGAAATAGAAATGTGTGGTTTTGGTGGTTGTTCGATGACAACTTTAGAAGAACCTGAAAAGGTAATAAACAAATGTTTGGTTTAGATGATTATGGTATGTCTTTACAACCTTCAATGACACCAGAACTTAGAAGAAAAAATAAATCGAGTGTAAACGAAGCATATAATTCACATACTAAACAAAGAATTAAAGAAATGATTACTCTTTTATGATAATGAAATTAGCTACAGTTCAAGCGAGCAGCTATAAAATCAACATTTGAAGTACTCAAAGATATACTAAACGATGTTAATATATATTTTAAACCAATGGTATGTATATAGTTACTCTTGATACAGCACGGGCATCTCTTAGTAGATATGTACCTAGCAGCAGATAATTTCGAAGAATATACGTGTGAAAATGAAATAATTGCGGGTATAAATGTCGCGAATACATTTAAACTTCTTAAATCGATATCAAATACGATGTTCTCGTAATGTCAATAAATTGTAAAGAGTTTATGAATATAGAAATACATAGTGAATCGAAGAAAACGTGTACTAAATTTGCTCTAAAATTACTCGATATAAATGAAAATCAGATCGAAGTACCAGATATGACCATGACAACTATTACACCAATGGCATCTATGATTTTCAAAGAATATGTAGAGATATGTACAATATCGGTAATATCATAGAAATAACCAGGGAAGGTACACACCTCAAACTACAATGTATGGGTGATTTTGCAAATCAAGAAACGAATATTGAATGTACGGAAGAAAGTCCCAAAATTTCGGGTAATATTCCCTTCGATACATGAATATATTTACAAAGCGACGAGTATGTGTTCTACAGTACAAATTATGCAAGAAGAACAAAATAGGTTTTTGATATTAAAATATAACGTTGCTAATTTGGGTGAGTTGAAATTTTACTTAGCAACTAAGGTACCTGAAGATCAGTAATACAGCCATCTACGGTACTTACAACTTTAGTCATACCAATTGCACTTTGTAATTTTATCTTTGGAAAATCATTTTCAAGTGTCTCCATGTCATAATATAACATATCTCTAATTTTAACTTTTTCGTTATGAAAATCTTTACGTGGACCCGCGTATCGTTTAATTTTGTTTAAAATGTCCTTAACCGGTTTATCATCCGAATCGAGCAAAACAGCTGAAACGATTGGTATGTTAAATACAACCCCACTTTTACGTGGTGGTGGCCATTGGTGATCCATATCATACGTCAAATATTTGTACATCGTGTTATTGTACCAATATTTAACACGAACGACAGTTTTCGTAACATTTTCTGGAATTGTTGTATCTTTATAATTTGAAAAGTTCAGTGTTTTGAAAACACTTTCGGTCTCATCATCCCATTCATTACGCTCTTCGTACCAAAATTCATCGAGTTCTTCTGGTAAAGGTGTTTTTGTGTAATCTAAAAAATATTCCATATACGAATCCGCAATTCTATAGTCTGGAGTGGAAAATATTGATTGTAGTGTTGAGTAAGCCCAAATAATAACGTTAGTTAAAAGATTACCGAGCATTCTATTTAATTAATATGGAAGGTAATTTTTTAAGTAGGTACAATAACAAAATTGAAACATGGGATAAGTCTATTCGAGAAGACCCTATCAATAAATCAAAGTATGAATCAGAAATGTCTGAATATATAATTCAATGTATGCCGTATCTAGAAATGTATACTGATGAACTTAAAAAAGAAGTAAATACCGATAATGTTTTCAATTGTAAAGAAACAGTTGGGCTACAGAGAAAAGACATATTTAATGATTATTTAATAGATGTAGAAAAAGTGAGTAATATAGATAGACCCATAGAAAAGAAGCGTGAAGTGTGCTCTGTGTGTCCCGAGAGTAACGTATTTCATTTTGCAGATACAAGTGATCTCGTATGTGATAATTGTGGTATGATTTTAGCAACACTTATAAGTGAAGAATTAACTTATAGAGAAGAACAAGAAACGTCGGAAAAGATAGTTAATTATTCGTATAAACGTGAAAATCATTTTAACGAATGGTTATCTCAGTTTCAGGCACAAGAGACGACAACTATACCACCCGAGGTAATAGAACAGTTACGTAACGAACTCAAAAAAATAAAGGTAAAAGTTTTAGATGAAATTACACATGCACGTGTTCGTACCCTTCTAAAAAAACTGAAACTCAATAAATATTACGAGCACGTTCCGTACATAACGAATATTATAAGTGG